ATTAGCAACAAAAAAGTAAATAACAAGGCTTCGTATTGCTCCTGTATTTCCTGCTATCTGATCTAGCAATACTGACATGGCTACTACGATCAAATAACCCACTTTTTTGATAATTCCTTTTGCTCCTATTGAGCTATTAACTTTCTTGTTATGGATTGCTTTGCATAAGCCTGTTAAATAATCAAATAAAATGAAAATTAAAAGGCATTTTAGTGCTATATCCAATCCACCTAAAAAGTACACTACTGTTGTTAGTAATGTACCTGAAATAAAGTTTATTATGTTCTTCATTTTTTCCTCCTATCCTGTTCTCTTCCAAACATAAACTGCTAGATAAGGTGGCATATTATTATGTGATTTTCCTCCACCTTTGTTGCCTACTGTTACTGTGTGGCTGTGTTCTCCTTGGGTATCAGTTTCATACCATACGGCATATTTGCTCTGTGCTCCTGTTCCTGCTAATACTGAACCTGCTCCACTAATTGGAGAATCAGCCCATCTCTTCTTTTGCGATTCATATCCATGGCTATGACCTCCTGTACTATTTGTTGATGCAGTATGGTTATGTGCTGGTATCTGATCCACTGTTAATGTTACTGTTGAAGCTCCTCCTGTAGAACCTGCACTATATGAACTTCCACAGGCTAATAAAAATCTGTTTTGAATTTGAGTCCAAGTACCTCCGAATAATGTTCCTGGGTTAGTTGAGTTAACCGACATGTAAATGCTTCCTACTGGATAAATTTTTGAAAAATCAATTGCTCCTATTTTTTCTCCATTAACCTCAAGTGATTCATTATTTCTAGGGAAGCAATTTACACCTACTGATAACTTCTTGGTATCGACAAAAAGAATAAACTTACCTTTTGCTAGAACTGTATTGTATGTTGTAGTTCCAAATTTATCAGTTATGGTAATTTTGAAATCCCAGGCATAATCTTTACTTAAAGTTAGTGTTTTTTGTGTATTATTCGAGATTGTTGTTTGTGAAGAATAACTACTATCCGATGTCTTCTTATATTGGTATTTAATTGTTATTGTATTCTTGGAATTAATACTCGAATAAGAAGCTGTCACTTTTAAATATGATTGATCTTCGTAGTTGTTTTTTCTCTTTAGTGAAATGATTCCTGTTGGTAGACTCCATGGAAGAAACATTACTGTCTTTGTTGCTGTTGTTGTATTTCCTCTACTATCTGTTACTTTTACTGAAAGTGTAAGGTTGCTTCCTGAATTAATAACTCCAAAGTCAATGTTTCCAGCTGATGTTATCGTTCTGGTTACACCATTTATTGTGGCTTCATATTTTGTTATGGATGCCCCTTTATTTCCTGTTGCTGATGCTATTGTTACCAGCAACGATGAAAGGTTTTGAACCAGGTATTGATTATTCTGTGTAACATTGCTAGTTGTTGTATTGTTATCTTTGTATGTTATCTTTGAAGCTGGGAATGTTGGATTTGCTCCTGTAATGCTTCCTGTTGCATTTTTTGAGCTAGTTCCTACTGATGTTGAGCCACTATAAGTTGTTATTGTAAAAGAAAAAGTACCACTGTTAACGGTACTCATTAATGAATAAATTGTATTTAATTCTGATGAAGTAAAACTTACACTTGCTCCATTCGTTATTCCTGAAACTGATTTTACTGTTGTACTTCCATACTTAATAACTAAATCATCTCTGAAATCACTTGAATATTTAGTTATTGGAATTGTTATTGCATTTCCGATCGTGAAGTCAGAAATTGTTCCCAGGTCACTTCCTGCTGGATCCACATAAAGGTTATATGTTGGTGATGTGTCTTGAACATTCCAACTTGCCTGGGCATATCCACCTGTATCGACTAATACAGCATAGAATGGCACTGTGCCTGAAGTTTTTCTACTAACTGTATACCAACCTGTGGTACCACTTTTAGTCCACCCTTTTTCATTACTGTTATATGTTTTAACCTGAATTGTTTCCACATTTGTTCCATTTAAATATAATGGTAATTTCATGGCATTGTAATACCAACCTCCACTGGATGTTAACCATACTTTCCAATAAAAGCGATATTGCATATCAGAGCCATTTCTTTTATGTTCATATTGAATAGTCCATTTTGCTGTTGGACTACTACACCATTGCCTAGAATCAAATAATGTTTCCATTTTTACCTCCTATGTTAAAGGAACAATTCCTATTCCTGTATTATCTGTAGTTTCTATTCCTAACCATCTAGCTAGATTGCATAATGTTATTTCCTCTTGAACCACTGATTTTTTCATATGGAACTCATCTCCATTCATCCAAAATACTTTATTATTCTGTGAATCATACCCTGCAAATTCTTCTGGGTTTATTATTACACGACTTCCATCTGTTCCGTATACACATATTCCATTTTCATCAAAAGTCCCTATTAGTACATTTGCTACATTATAAATTTCTATTCTTCCTGCTTCATTCAATGCTGATCCAACTTTAAAAACACCACCCTTTACAAGTGATGCTGTCATATTTATAACATTTATATTTTGCATATCAAGAGTTCCATTTATTAACCAGGCAGATGAAAATGTACCATTGATTCCTGTATTTGAAAATCCTATTCCTTCTGCATTAATCATCATTACATTTGTGGCTGATTCCTTTGGCAATCTATCTACAACTAAGATCCTATTTCCTTCATAAATAACATAACTGTTACCTAATGTTCCCCATATTTTTGATGTAGCTTCATTAAGTTCATCTTCTAACCTCACTGTTACCACTTCATTAGCTGTCGTTATGCTTTCTTCAGTATCAACTTTTATTGTTTTAATTAAATCTTTTAATTTAGATCTAAAGTTCCCAAATTCAATCTGAATATATTTATCTCTAATGCAGTCGTATTTAAGTGCTATAACATTCGTTATAATATTAATATTAAGTTTTTCGTGTTGTACCATTATAGTATCTCCTAAATCTACTACTCCTGGTATTTCAGCATTTACTTTATAATTACATTTAAAATATTTGTTTTCATTAAGATATTCTTCTGCTTGATTTCTTAAGTCAGTTAATAATGCTTCTGTATAAGCATTTTGATCCACATTACCATTTTCATCTTTAAAATCTTCTTGATCTATATTCTGGTCAAACTTTATTACTTTCGTATATGGAATGTCGTATTGAATATCTGCTTCGAGATAAACTTCTGGTAATGTTATTCCATCATATCCAACTGGAAGTATTTTGGTAACAACATCATCCCAATTTTCTTCTGCTTCAATTGTTTTTGAGTTTTTTCCATACTTAATTACAATGCCTCTATCCATTCCTATATCATGTTTTATTCCTATATTCCAATTATCACGATAGAGATGTCCTCCCCATCTTTCTATCATTAATGCAATTGTTTCTTCTAGGCTCTTTCTAACAATTCTCATTGAGTTCAATGTATTTATATCAGATATTGTTGTAAATGGGGTTTCACTATCACATGAATTATTAAAATGATCTAGAGCATCATTACAATTTCTGTTTTCCACATAGCTGTTTACAATTACATATTTTGATGAGTCTTTCCACAAGTGATATCCTTTTACTAATATTCTATTATTCTTTCTTCTAGGATTAGTTAGTCTGAATCCCTGTTCTCCCCATCTTGTATTAACTCTTACTATGTTTCCTTCTTGCAAATATTCCAAATCTTCGATAGTAGTTTCTAATTCAATTGAATAATCGCCATTATCTTCAATATATATTTCTGCTTTTAACGGGTGTAATATTTTTAAACCATTATGATTAAATAATCTTTCAGTTGACTCATATACCTTTATCACTACAACCACCTGCTCTTTGGTTGAATTTCTATCTTAGTTAATGTTCCTGTCCATGATATAGTATTTGCTCCTGGATCTAATTCAGGAAATTCTCCTGTCATATTTCTATTTTTAAAAGTTCCATTTAGATATGCCTCTTCTTGTAGACTATCTATGATGACTTCTGTTTCTCCCGAAGGAAATGTATAGTTAAATACCGTCGAGCCGTTTATACTTATTGCTACTGTACCAGATCCTGTTAATTTAATTATTGGTTTTGATTTTTCCAAGCCTATATTATTGACAGATAAAGATGTCTGACCGTTTATTAATAGTGTAATTGTTGATTCTTCTTTTTTATACTTAAATGGTTGAGTATAGTATTTTACTGTTGCTTTCTTAAAATTTATTAATTTATCATAATCAATCTTATCTATGATTTTACAATTATATATTTTATCTGGCTCATTAGACATTATTAACTCTCCTGATCCTGTAAAATATTTTATTACTTGATTTATATCATAGTTTCTCGCTAATCCTATTTTTATATTTTTTGTATAGCTTTCATATCCTAATTCTTCTATGATATCTCCATCTCTTCCATCAATTTTAGTTATTGTAGTTTTCATTTTAGGTTTAGTAATTGGTGGCAATTCACATATTATTAATCCTGGTATTGTTTGGCTTTCTATTCCATTCCATTTTATTGATAACATTATGAATACACCACCTTTTCTACTCTATCAATTACTAATTCTCCAAATGTTTCATCAAAGGCTTTAAATGTCATACCATCTAATGCTTCTTTAAATGCATCTACCAACATATCCTTTGAATATGTACTTCCTTCTATACTTACTCCATCGTAGTTTGTATTAACACCTACATCAAAGTCTTTTGGTATTGCATCTTCCATCATTCCAGATACATTATTCATCTCATCTTCAAATCCTTCTCCAAGACCTAATGCCAAATTGGTACCTATTTCATCTCTAAATAATGTTGATGGGGAATGTATTCCAAAGAATGATTTAATTCCATTTAGAATTGACTTACCGAATCCTTTTATTTTATCTAATACCCAATCTTTTGCATTATTTATTCCATTCCACAACCCTTTTACGAGATTTTTTCCAACATCAGTTATTTTTGATATTCCTGCTGTTATTCCATCTTTTACTTTATTTAATAAATCTCCACCTATACTTACCATCTTAGAAAAATAACTCTTTATTCCATTTATTAATGAGGTAATTATTTGTGGTATCTTTGATACTAATTGAGGGATTGCTTTTATCAATCCTTCTGCTAGTTTTATTATCAAAGTAATGCCCATTTCTATTATTTTTGGGAGATTATTTACAATTGCAGTAATTAACTTATCTATGATAACAGGTATTTTATCTATTAATTGTGGTAGTGCCTGAATTAGTCCATCTGCTAAGCCTATTATTAGTTGTATTCCTGCATCTATAATTAGATCTATGTTATCTATTAGTGTTTCTACCATCAATGTGACTGCACTTACTATTTGTGGTATCAAGGTTGGTAGTGCTTGAGCTATTCCCGTTATCAATGAAACTATTACCTGGATTCCTGTTTGTAGGATCTGTGGTAACATCTGAATTAATGCATTTAGAATTGTAGTTATCATTTGATTAATTGTTGTCATCAGACTTCCTATGTTATTCGTTATTCCTGATACCAAATTTTGAATTAAGTTAACAGCTATATTTAATACTTCTGGTAGTAATGTATCTGCCATTCCTAGAATTAATTCAACTATTCCATCTAAAACAATTTCTATTCTAGGTACAATATTATCTGCAAATGTCATAATGCTTTCTACAAAGTTACTTATTAATCCTTCAAAGTTAGCATTGTCATCA